TTTTCTGTGTCTTCCAAGAACCCTTCCAATTTCAGGTCTAGTGTCAAACAACTCTATTGCTTTTTGATAAAATTCAAAAGAAGGAATGTTGTCATTATCTTCAAAGGCGAGGTAGTCTCCCCTTGAAATAAAAGTTGCAAGATTTATTGCCCCAATATAATTCCAAGGAATATCTTCTCTAATTCTGGCATAGATTATGTCACACTTCTTATCTGGTATTGCTTTTAGTTTCTCTAGTAAGTCAGGAGTTCCACCATCATTTACAACAATGATTTCTAGTGGCATTAAGGAAACATTCATGGCTTCTTTAACATGAACGACCGTAACATCGTGAGAATCGTAAGCACTTATTATTACTGATAAAGTTTTAGTTCTCATCTTGTTGTAAATGTCTAAAAATATGACCACGAATAACACGAGCAGGAATACACTTATATCCTAATTGCTTTGCTGCCAAATATCGATGACATCCTTGAAATCCACGTATCTGTCCCTTATATTCTTGAAGAATAATGGGGGTACGAATACCTCTTTTTCTAATATCTTCTTTAAGAGCAAGAAACCTTTCATCTTCAACACTATATCTTCTATGTTGGTCTAAAACAGTTTCTTCATCCCACCTTATAACATCACTAATCGCCACAAATTCGACTGGTATATCTTGAATAAATTGATAACGAATCTGGTGGTTTGATTTTAAACAGTTCCACATATAGTGAGGTTTGGATGGAATCTCTGATGGTCCCAAATACTCAACACTTTCAAAATACATATATTTCTGAAGTAATTCTATGTGTTCTTTATTCTCTTCTCCGTGATTACTCTCAAAAAGAACTTGATAGATTGCCCTTCCATCTAACCAATCGAGAAATTTTTCTTTATCTTTTAATTTGGTTAAACAAGAAAATAAAATAATAATATCAAATCGTGGACAGAATTTTTGAAATTCTATACTCTCCACATCAAGTTGCCAGAACTCACACCCCAATCGTTCTTCTTTTGCTAGTTCTTTTGCTCCTTCAATACAATCACTAGCATCAACCCCAACGGCTCGTCTTGCTCCATTCTTCATAGCAAATCTTGTCCAGAATCCATTATTACAACCAATATCTAAAACAGTTTTATTTTTGAACCATAAAGGATTAACTAGTGATATTCTCATGTCAGTTCTGGGTGCTAACTTGTCATTAAGTTGTCCTTCTGGGTTTTGATAAGATGAAAGTTTAGAGAGATTCATATTTTTCTGCTTCTATTAAATGACCAATAATACTATGGGTTCTGTCGACCTTATATTCAGCACAGAGAAACTTAGTTAGTGATTCCTTGTCACTAGCATATTTCGGTAATATAGTTTTTATTCTAAAACCATTTTTTTCTAATAATATTCTTATCCCCTGTTCGGTATATCGTAGACAATCAACTCCACCTATATGATTAGGAAAAATAAAATGTGTCGAAACGAATAGTCGTCCACCGAGTTTACAAAGTTTGTTCATATTCCACATAACTACCATTGGGTCATAAATATGAGACATAACTTCTATACAAAAAACATTATCATATTGAACTGAACTATTTTCTATTGGATTGTTAATATCCCAAACATAATCAGCATTATATCCTTTTAAAGTACTTTTAATATCGAGAATTTTATAGTTTTTTACTTTCCACGACCCCACTCTAATTTCCGAAGTTTTTATTGGCATATGTAATCCGCCTATATCTAAAACAGAACCACCTATTTTAAGGGTTTTAAGCCACAACTCTAATTGTTGACGACTATTTGATGCCATAATAATATTTTACTCTTGCTTTTACTCTCGTTACATCTCTTGGATTCCAATAATGAAATCTAAAATGTTGTATGTCAGGTCTTGAAGCAATATTGAAACCAATTCCAAGTTTTTTACAAACTTCTTTTCCCCAAGGAGGATAACCTCTAATGTGAAACGGATTATACCATCGAGTAACTTTAACCCCAAAGGTTTTTTCAATCTTCTCTTTCGCCATTCGCAGATGCTCAAAACCAAATTCGGCTGTCTGATTTCTATAGTTCATGTGTGTATGTCCGTGCATCTCTATTCTAAATCGATATAATCTTTTTTTAACGTATTCCACCCATTCAGGACACTCGTCAATACCATCAGCAATAACCACCAAAATAAGAGGGATATCATATTTCTCGAAAAACTCATCTGTTCTTTTAAATTGTTCAAAGAATGTCCCATAGTTTGAAATTGCTCTTTTCATTGGGGATGTTAATTCCCTTACTAAAAAAATGTCATCATTTCTTATTTCGATGTTAGGCATTGTTCTTGATACTTTAAATATTCTCTTTTATCAAATTCTCCATGTTGCATCCACCCTCTTAAAATATTTACTGGATAAACTGGACCACCAACTTTTTTCTTTCTCCATGCAATTTCTTTGGGTAGATATTTCTCGGTAATTTTTCTTAGTGCATATTTACCAAACTCTACCTCGTGTATTTTTTCCTTTTCAGGTAAACAATACATAAAATTGTCTATTTCTTTATTGTCTTGATATGGTCTATAATTTGTAATACCAAAATATTTCGCAATTCCATCTGACATAGCATCCATATCTGGTCGCATTAAATCTATGTCTGCTCGATTTATATTTGTTTCATCTGTTTCTTTTTCAATAACACGGGAAATCGCCACATTGATTGGAGGTAGAATCTTGTCTATCATTGGTTTATAATTTCTAAACGCTTCAAATTGATAGACCCTGTAAAGATACGAGATTACTAAATCTCTGGTGTATCCCATCATCACTTCATCGGGTCCATCCCCAAGAACTAACCTTTTTTCTCCCAATTCATTTAATTTTTTATACATACAAAAAAGAGGAAACATATTAAAGTGTGGAATTGGTCGACCAACTGCCCTACAAGCAATCTGCATATATTCATCCCATTTTGTATCGTCTAATTCAACTATAATATGTTCAATGTCCAAATACTTACAAACTAGTTTAGAGTATTCTATCTCATTGTATTTTTCTCCTCCGGGCAATTGAATAGAAATTGCAAATTTAGGTCTCATAAGGGCGGCAAGAAGTGAAGAGTCGATTCCGCCAGACAGAGCAAGGGGATAATCATTATATTGTTTAGTGTATTTTACTAAAAGTTTTTCAAGTGCAAAAAAATCCGAGGTGTCGGACTTGCGTGTTGTAACTTGCGATGAAGTCATATATTTATTTATTTAATTTCTATTAAGTACCAATTACCTGTTATATGTTTAAATTTTACCACATTTGCTTTGGTCTTGGCAAGGTCTTCTGTCCACATGTGTTTATTAAACCCATACAAAAGTGTTGCAAATATCTTTCCTTCAGGTTTCACTAGTCTTTTTGCCTCATCAATTACTGGTTTCCAGTCTCCGAAGTAATCAAGTAATCCACACATTACAACTGTATCAAATTGACCTTGTGGAAGCCCCGTTTTTGTGACATCCGCTTGGATATATACCCCTTGTGGGTAATGTTTCCTCGCTTGTAACAGGGCTTCTGAAGACCAATCAATACCAATTAAACTTACTTGCTTTCCTTCGTACATTACGGCTGGTCCACAACCTAAATCGACAATCTGACCTTGGAGATAAGGAGTCATAGATTCCCAGATTAACTGGTGATGAGAGTTATATCTCTCGTATTTTCTTGACCAAGTTTTATCCCAAAAGTCTTTCATTCTAAGCCATTGTTGTCGTGGAACTAGAAGTAGAACTACTTGTACTACTTGTTGTCGATGAAGACGTTGTACTACTTGATGTACTAGAAGTCGTAGATGAAGTAGAACTAGAAGTGGTAGTACTAGAGGTAGTAGTAGAAGTCGACGACGTTGACGATGTTGAGGTCGAGGTAGAAGTACTGGTACTTGTGCTTGTTGAAGTAGAAGTGCTAGTACTTGAACTAGAAGTACTCGTAGAAGTAGATGTAGAAGTTGACGTTGTGGTCGAGGTTGAAGTCGATGTTGACGATGAACTTGTAGATGTACTTGTAGAAGTACTAGAACAGGTCGACGTTGATGTCGTTGATGTAGAAGTTGATGTAGAAGTTGATGACGATGACGACGTTGACGTTGAAGTCGACGAAGACGACGAACTTGAACTAGAAGATGTAGTAAATGTGAAATTGGTTATAAATAAGTCACTCAATAAAAATTCTGCCATATATTTTAGGCGAATTCTGCAACAACTATTTTGCAGCCACCCGCATTACTAGCTATCTTGTTCACAGCTCGACCATAAACTGTTACATCATCTGAAACAGGAATAATTTTAATTGCATTTCTTGGAATTATGATTGTGTGGTGTCCTGACACTGTTGGTGTAGTGAATGTGCCATTAAGATTCTTGTTGGCATAAGCAATAGCCAAAGCTGTCGTTCCACGCACTTGCAATTCTAACCATTGTCGTCTAGCGAGATTGGTTGCACCAACTCTGATAGGAATCCAATTTGCGACATTCATCTTGCATGAACCTTGGACAACGTATCTAGCGACAGGATTTCCATAGAAATTTGCCATATTTGCTTACTATTATTCGGCAGATGCTTTCGAGGCATCTTTAACTACTTTTGAGGACTTCTCAACAAAACTCTTATAAGTATCCATATCCCCAATAAATCCTTTAAAGGGATATTTAGAAATTAACTCTACAACTCGATTTTCGTCTCCGAGAATCTTATAAAGAGCAATTCTTCTTTCGTGGGTATCGGATGTACTTAACTGTGCAATTTTAATATGAATTGAGGCATTAGGGTTTAATCTGTCCGCCTTAGTCATATTCTTCATCTCGTCTTCAACAACCATCTGGGTAGATAGATGTTTGGAAAGGTGAAAAGCAACTGGTTTAGCAAAACTTCGAGTCTCCGTAGATTTAATGGTAAATAATTCGCCATTATATCTCCAAGAGAAGTCCTTTGAAGTAGGGTTAGTAATTTCAATAACTTCGAGTTCGTTCATGTTTTTATAATTCAGAGTGGCTATATCACTCGGTTAACTAATAAGTTATTCAATGTTCAACTTAACTGAACCCCATTCAGATGTGGCAATGCCTGTAACAGCATAACCAACTGAAGCGTACAATTCTGTTGAATCATTTGCTGCTGCTTGGATTGAACCAACCGTTGCTTTTGAAGCAACAACTTGGTTTCCAACAACAACCGCACCTGTAGCATCGTTTTTAACTGCTGCTACACCTGCAACCTGAATCCATCCGTAGTTTCCATCGGTGATTTCATTTGAGGCAACACCAACAACACAACTTGTGTATGCTGTAGGCATTTGTATAACCCCATTATAGATATTTTGTACAATATCTACTTGTGTTGCGGCTGAAAGTGCTACTTGAATTGGGTCTTCAAGTACAAAAGTACATACGGCTGCCGTAACGGCAGGATGACTCTTGATTCGGTATTGACCACCAGTACCCGTACCAGCTTCTCCAGTAACAACAATCCACCCACCAGCGAATTGATTTGCGGTTGCTGTTAATGTGTCTGTGGTAGTAACTTCTAGTGCTCCGACTACTGCGGCAGCAACTATTCTACTTTGGGCACCTGCGGTTTCAGCAGGACCTTGTAACAAGTTTCCTAGTACAAGAGTACCTCCTGCTCTAACATACCTCCAAGCTCTTCCGTCTGGGGAAAACATCTTTTCACCAAGCGAATGTGTGGGATTTGCTTCGTCTATTACTGGGGGAAACCCAGAGAAAACTCCTGCTGTTCCTGTATATGTTGTCATATATTTTTAATTAACTTGGTTATTAAGCTGTGATGCCCGTTCTTCGAGCCATCGTTCTTGGAGAGTCGCCGACCAACTGACCCGCCCATAGTAAGTGACCAACAATCGCATTTTGATTCTGCGATTTCTTGAATCCTGTGAAGGCAAATCCTTCCTTTGAAGATTCAACTACATCATTGGTGTAATCCAATGTGTATAGGAACAAGTGACTTTCGTTTATTGTGAAGAGATTTCCTGCTGGACATTTCTCATCAGCAATAATTGGTATACCCTTCCAGTAGATGCGATTTGCACCCATTGATAGAGCAATACCTGAAGTACCACCTGTAGGAGCACCTGTTGCTTGAGGTGCACCATAGTTTATCTGCAAAGTTGGAGTGACCAATCTTTCAATTATGCTAAAGACTGCTGGAGTCGTTATCATAAGTGTAGGAGAGTCATTGCCAACCTGAGCAGCATCTATATCCGCAGACAAGTCATCAAAACCTAGATTACCTACCTGTGCTGTCAATGTTGAACGCAAATTTGTGTATGTGTTTCTCGATTGACCCTGATAAGTAACTACGTTTGTTGCATCGTCTATGTGATATACCAAACCTGCTATTGCCTTATTTGCGTTACCTGTACCGTCCAAGTATATATCATTACCCATTTTATCGGATAAATCTTTTGCGGCATATTCAAACTCCGTTGCCATCAAGTTTAGGAACGCTTCTGGTCCTTTGTTGACTGCTAACTGAATACCAGAAAATGTAAGAGGAGATGAAGTATATTCCGAAGGATTTACTGTCATCTGGATTCTTGTGTCTTCTTGTGCAGTTGGAAGTGCATCAAAACCAGAGAATGAACCACCTTGAGTTCGTGTTGCGATATTTGTCGTTAAGATAATTTGTCGCCCACCCGCCCAAGGTCTTGCTTGACCACGAAGTCTTTCAAATAACACATTTCCAGCGTAAGCATTGTCAACACACTTCTCGAAAAATCGTTGGCGTGTTGTTGTGGAAACAAAGTTTCCAAGTGCTATTCCCGGCATATGTTTTTGTTAAATTAAGATTTCTTTTTGAACTTTCCTGTTTCTTCTTGAAGTATTTGCCACATGGTTTTTTTGGTATCATCTGGTTTGGGTTTATCCTCATCAGTTGATGGAGAAGCCCGTCTTGCTTGTGGCATTTTTGGTTTCTCTTTTTTTATAGATGTCTTTTTGAGAATTTTTAGGGCGATATTGGGTTCAACATCGTACTCCTCTATTGCATCCAAGAGTTCTTGTTCTGCAATATCAGGATTTTCCTCAAGAATAGTTTCTATCTTATCCTCAAAATCTTGTGTGGTCTTTTTCTCTTGAAGTTCTTTTTCCTTTAAGAGTTCCTCGTAGACTGCTTTAGCTTGGTTTCGGATATACTCCTGTGCTTTTGCTTCGGCATCGTCTGAAGGTTTTTTGACCATACTTCGAAGTTCAGAAAGTTCGGCTTCTAATTTGGCTACCTTACTGCGTTCACCTTGATATTTTTCCCGATATTTTATCTTTTGGATAATATCGGATTTATCAGAGTCTTCACTTTCAGGTTTTTCTTCATTTTTAGAGGGTTTGTCCTCGATTGACGTTTCTTCGGAGTCGTCATCCTTTACTCCTAACAAGTCTAAATTTGACTCATCATTGGCTATATCATTAGTCATATTGTTTTTCATTTTATAGTCTTTAGTGACTTTATTAAAAATAATTATTTCTTTTTTCTTCTAATGTCTAACGCAATTGCTATCATTTGCTTACGACTTCTCTTACGAGAACCTTTTGTTTTTAGTTCGTGAATTATCGAACCAACCGACATGTTATTTCTAAGTGGCATTTTATTTTTTTTGTTTTTGACCACTAAGTTTGGGAGTCTTTGGCAAACTTGGGGAACCTCCACCAAGATTGGCTTGGGCTCGTTGTTTGACATTGGCAGAGGTTTCGACCTTGCGTACATCCTCTTCTCCTTTGGCTTTAATTTCAGCTACTTTTCCTACTGAAGCAGCGGCAGTTTGTTGCATACCTGATTGTGCCGCCATTTGATTCTGTGCTGATGCTAATTGTATTTGTTGTTGTGTTTCTGCGGTTAATTGACCTTGTTTCCAAGCAATCAATCTCTCGGCATATTTTGCAGGGTTGGTAAAATCTAATCTTTCAAATAATGAGGTTGGGTCAAGTGCACCGAGTTGCCATAGTTGAACGGCTTCTGTTCGAATGGAAACTTTATCCATTGGAAGTGATTGACCAGAACGGACTTCGATTTCAATCCAGTCTTCAATGTCATCACTATTCATTTTAATAAATTCAACAGCACCTTCCTCTCCAAGAATTTTAATAACCTTGGTTTCATCGTAATACATCCTCATCAGTTGAACTAATCCGTTAGCCACTCTAGCAACACCACGATTAAGTATTCTTGTAAAGAGGTCAATACGAGTATAATCTTGTTGCCTACTCATCATGTCTTGTCCCAAAGTTGGTGCATTTGTAACCCCACGAGTTGCTCCATGAACACCCATAATATTATCAAACATTGTCTCGGTATGAGTTAAGTTATCAAAATGTGAGGCAGGCAAGGGTAATCCTTCTACTCGTTTTATTTTATTTTGTGAAGCAATCCCCTCACCTCGTATAACAAGTCCAATTTCATTTGTAATATTTTCTGAATCCTCTTGCGACATGGCATCAGCATCAATTAGAACTTGTCCGTTACCCATTCGTCTAAGGTTATCAATAATCTGTCTCTTCTGAACATTGATTGCATCTTGAAGTGGAATAACTACTTCCACTAGTGAAATTGCTCCGATTGGTCCATCTGAAACATCAAAAGTAGTAAAGAAAACATAAGGGTCTGTTGGTCTATCTAGGTGATTACTAAAGACCAACCTTTTATTCATCTTTGGTTTCTTGCTCTCTAAATCTATATATGCTTTCTCTTCTCCTTCAAAATCCCAATAAGGATTTGCTTTTTTATCTAAAATTTTATCATTACATATCCATGCAACCATATCATTTGCCCAAACTTCGTAGACTCGATAAACTTTCTTTTTATTTTTCGTCTCTCCAACATCAATAGAAATTTCTACCATAGCAAGTTCATTGGTTTTTACCTTTGGAAAATAATCCTCAATTTCATCTCTGGTATAATCTTGAATTTCAATCTTATAAGGCAAATCATGTGGGTCTAATCTCATCTTTGGAATAAGAACGAGTCGAGGGTCAATCACTTTGACATCTACATCATCTTTTACCTCATCCCAACACCATTTCATTATCCCAAATCGATACAAACACATATTTCTGGTAGTTTGTTCTAATTTGCGTTGCATTTCTAATGTCTGGTACTTTCTTTCTAGTACTTTACTTAAATTGTTGGCTTTTTTAACAGAAATTTCATTTTCAGAACCCGGAAGAACTAGAAAATGATGTGCAGTAGAGGTACAAATCGGTGCAATGGTCTCGATTGATTCAAAAATTCGATTCTCGACAGTGTTAGAGAGATAATCAGGTATAGAATCTCTATCTGTTTGATTACCTTTGTAATACTCCTCGGCAAGTTTCTGCATTGGAAGCATTTCATCGTGATAAGATTGAGATTCTTTCTTCCATGCTTTAAAAGTTCCCAATATTTCTTCGTCTTTGGAGTCTATATAAAATTTTTCTTCTTCGTAGTTATTCATATTGATATAATTATAAGTCAAATAAAAAGGAGTGTCAACTTACCGTCCATTTCTTTTTAGAAATCTTCTCAATTTGTAATTGTGGAATAAATTCTATCTTACCGTTCTTGATTTTCATACCAGAAATATCTAATTGGTTTGGAGAGAGAACTTGACCTGAAACAACAGGTCTTTTTTCCCAGAAAGAGAGAAGGGCAGAAATTAGTCTGTCATCGTGGAATCCTTTCTCTGCACCCATACCTTGTTTATTAGCGTCTGTTGTATAAACGAAAGATTTAAACTGGGCATGAGTCTTTTTAGACCGAATCTTCGGGTTTCGTAGTCGTAATAATTCTTGGAAGTGGGAAATTAGGAGGGGTTTAGTACTTCTGGTTGTTCTCCAACCTTCACTTTCTGATTTTGTTCCAAGTCTTCTATCAAATTCCTCTCTTTTATAAATACGAATACGGTCACTTGACTCTTTGTTTAATCTATTGAGTAATGCGAGACCAATAGAGTTCATTTCAGGAACTATAAGAATGGGATTTCTCTTATCAGCATACATGTATGCAAAGTCAATAGCTTTCTCGGCTGCTGCATCTGGAGGTATTCTACCCGACCAACAGGCAACTTCTTCTTCAAGAGACATATCAGTAATAGTAATGGCGGTTTCATCTGATTTCTGTTTAACATCGGCAACACCAACTTCGTATATACCCTCCGAGGCATCAATACCCATCTGATACTTATGGGTGGGGTTATACTTGACAAAGACCTCTAATCCTTCCCTAGTTTCAATAGGTTCCGAGAGTCCCCATTTTAGTTTTTCCATATACTCACGAGCAAAAACAGACCTATTAGAGAGTAAATTTTCATCCCATACCCCATAAACGAACTGTTGTTTATAACTTTCCGGGTACTTTAAAAGGTCTTCAATATAACCGGGAGGTAGGTGGGCAGCATTCTCCATAGTAGATGCTTCAATAACCTCATATTCGGGTTCTGGATTCTGTTTAAAGTCTGCATATAACCAAGTAAGGGCAGGGTTACAGGTCATATAAATACGTTTATCCTCATCGGCAACCCCCTCCCTACGGAGACGACCTCGTAATCCCATAACAACTTCACGAGAAATATCCTCTGCTTGGTCTATAAAAGCACAACCAAGATTTAAGGAACGGATTTCTCCTTCAGCAATAGTGTCTAAGTGACGAAAGATGATTTCAGAGTCGTTATGGAAGATGACACGACCTTCAGCTTTTAAGTAGTTTTTAATCAGGGCATCAGGTACATAGTTAAAGAACTCTTTAAGGAGAGTATCCCGTAATTCGGGATAGGTCTTTCTACCCATAAGAATGTAATTCTTGGGGTAACGGAGAGCCATATCAACAGCTTTAAGAGTGAGCATTAGTGATTTACCACAACCATAACCACCAGAAAACAACACAAACTTCTTCTTTGTCAACCAAAACCTCTCCTGTGAGGGGTTTAATTCCCACTTATTATAGATTTCTCCAGTGTCTCTATTCCAGAATTTTACTACCTTTGGTTTTTGTTGTGTAATGAGTGGCATCTTTGATTCTTCTTTTAATTTCAACTTGAACTTGTTCCCATAACTTCGAAGCTTCCTTAATTCTCATCTTTTTTAACTTCTCATTCTTCACGATTTGCTTTCCATATACTAAATAGAATCTGGGGTCACTAGGTTGTAACAACTCCTTCCAATACTTCTTTCGAAGTTCTCCATCTGTTAGTTGTGAATCTGGAACACCTTCGTACATAGTTACAACATTATAATACTATTGCAGTCAAATTGCAAAAGAGATATAATAGTGTGAGTACACACAAGCGATGGGTACATCACGATAAATACAACTTTGAAGAGAAGTTCTTGAGGAGCTAAGAACCCGGCTCCCAATCGTCTCCACAAGGAGAGTAATGAGATAAACGAGGTAAGTGATAAGCTCAAGATATAAACTTCAAACTCCAGACAATTAAATAAAAAGAAAAAGAGGGGTTCTATATTCTTGTCCGTATCTCTTTCTATAACATAAAAGTAAAGTTTTGTAAATACTTACAAGAAATAGAATTATTACGTGGGAAAGGTAGTAATTCTTTAAAGAGTAGTACCCTTCTTATTAGCTACCCTGACCCCTTATGTAGTGAGTTAATAAATAAATATAAGGTATGATGAGTACATCATCTATGTATGCACGATTTTACTACACACTATGTATTACTCTATGTCAAGTGCTATGTTAGTCTGTATATTAGTAGTGTTATTAGATTGTAAATGACCTAATAACTTAAGTGCTGTAACTGTATAACTATGCTTTGTATTCCAGTCTATTACATCCGGACTACTTG